CTTATGATATGAATGCTTGGTCCCTTGTTCGACATCGCTTGATGTACAATACTCTGCTTATGAAGAAGGAGAACGGAGGTGTGATGAATGCTTTTTCAATTGGTGGTCAGTGTGTTGTTACTAATGCCCATGCGTGTGAATGGATGAAAGGAAGTGAGAAACTCACTTTCACTTGCGTTAATCAATCTTTTGAAGTGTTTGTGTCTGATTTGCAAACGAAGGTTTTGGATGATGATGTGATGATTATGTATTCTGACAGATTTCCCCGATTTCGACGAGTGACTGACCAACTGATGAGTGAAGATGAAGTGGCCAAATCCCCAATGAACCGGATGCTGATGGTGCGGTACGCTGAAACGCCAAAGAAAGGGGACATGATTGTCCTAAGTTCTGGAGTGTCTCGGTATTACACCGGGAAAGAATTGAACTTCGCCAAACCTGGATCATCGGAAGTGAAGAAAACAGTAAACAGGTATGTGAAATACTCGATGGATACTGTTTATGGTGATTGTGGAGCCCCAATTGTGAATTTGGATCCAAGATCAGCACATAAGATCTGTGCTATTCACGCTTTCACAATGTGTTCTGGTGTGCCAGAGCTGTTGATGAACGGTGGAGTGATGGTGACCCGCGAAATGATCAGCGCAGGGATGGCGGACATTCCGAAGCAGTATTGGCCTGATATGCCTTCGGCTCCAGTAGCAAAGGTTGTTGATGGCGCGGCAGCCCTCCAGTGTTCAATCGAACCCCGGTATCTCCCAAACCGAACGAACTTCATCAAGAATCCCAACGCAGATGACCTGGCGAAGAAGCTTGGAACAGTTGTGAAGACTAAACCAGCTTACCTTCATCCAGTGATGATCAGCGACGAGAGGATTGATCCTTTGGTTAAGGGTCTGAGAAAAGTGCTACGACCAAATCATGCTGTTGACCCCAAGGATATCGATGATTTGCGAGAATTTCTGACTGGACATCTTCTTCAGAATTATTCTGGCAGCAAACGGAAAGGCAGAATTCTATCACCTCACGAATCGATTTTTGGATCTGAAGAGGTGGAACCTCTGGATTTGTCAACTTCACCGGGATTTGGCTGGAAACCATTGCCTGGGAAAACTGGCAAAACAACTTGGTTTGATGCTGAGAATGGAACAATTCATCCGGATTTTGTTGAAGTGTATAATGCAAAGATGTCGGCGTACAGATCTGGTTCTGTGGCCTTCCCAACGATCTTTAGTGCCACTTTGAAGGACGAAAGACGACCAATTGAGAAGGTGGAACAAGGCAAAACCCGTATTTTCTTTGCGGGACCCCAGGATTTCTCTGTGATGTTTCGTGTTTTCTTTTTGGATTTTATGAATTTTCTTCAGGACAATCGGATCTACAACGGAATTGCAGTCGGAATCAACGCGCTCGGACCTGAATGGACAGACATGTACAAGTATTTGAGATCATTTTCGCCAACAGTATTGGCAGGTGATTTTGAGAACTTTGATGGAACGAATGCTTTGGCCTTTCAAGACCTCTTTGTGGATGTTGCGAATGCTTTCTACAATGATGAGCATGATGAGATGCGGTGGAGATTATGGCGTGACGTGACGCATGCGAATGTGGCTTTGCGTGATACTGTGATCTCATTGGGACATGGTATGGCATCTGGTTGTCCTGCAACGGCTGTTGCAAATTCAGTGTATAATTTGTCAGTGTGTTTTTACTCTGCCGCAAAGATTATTCAGGAAACTGATGCTTGCACTTTTGCGCAAGCTTTGAACAAGGTGCGAGATGTTGTGCGTCCTGTGACTTATGGTGATGATTCAGTGATTGCTGTTGCCGAAAGTGTGCCCTACGATTTTAACCAATTTAGTGCAAAAATGAAGGACATTGGGATGACGTACACCAGCGAAGACAAGTCAGGTCCTGCTCGGTTGAAACCCCTCACTGAGGCAACGTTTTTGAAACGTGGC